GTCGAAGCCTAACGGTATCTACCGTGAGTGCGGTACTGGCTTGAAGCTGAAGAAGAAAAAGATCTATTCAGTACGCGACGATCAGCGCACAGTCGAGAGTCTTATCCAGTTTGCAGGTGGATCATTCGACTACTTGAGTCGCGGCGAGCAGGGCGCATTTAGCAGTAACCCATGGAAGATCTCAGTTATCCGCAGCGTCTGCGGCGACGATCATCTGTCAATGTTGGAAGAAGAAAACGTATCAATTTGTCTAGTCAAACCAAAACCAGAAGGGGTCTAAAATGGACGTAGGAAAGTTTATGCAAGGGGCATTTTTAAGAGCGGCAGATCTAAACGAAGGCGATGTAGTCACGCTTGTGACTGGCTCGACTACAAAGGATTTCGACGACGGAGAGCGCATCATCTTGGCTACTGAGTTCGGTAGCGTTGTCTTAAACAAGACAAATCTGAAGCGAGTAGCAGGGGCGTTCGGTAGCGATACTGACCGCTGGGTAGGTCGAAGTGTGAAGCTGTGCAAGGAAGAAACGAACTTTGCAGGTAAGCAAGTGGACTGCATTCGTGTCTACCCAGATATCCCAAAGGAAACTAGACCGCTGCGCGATACTCGAAAGCCTGAGACGCGCCCAAAGCATTCAGTAGACCCTGAAGACATCCCTTTTTAAGTTAGGCACATAATGCAAAATGAAACAACGTTTAAAGACGTCATGGCTATCTATCGTCGAGTCCGCAGGGCCAGCGGACTCGATGACGCAGAGAGGGTAGCGCGCGCTGCGGTTGGACTTATACGAGAGTCTGAACGCAGCGCCGCCTACCTCTCTTATCTGGAATTTGAAGCCAATGTAAGAGCGCTGGAGAAGCTCACGCCCAAGACATATCAGCGTGTCGCTTTGGACGATCTACAAGCCCTAGAGACAGTCCAGCCGCGCGAAGTGCTAGTAGAGAGCGTGCTGCGCGTGAACGAAGTAGCGCTGCTTATAGGCGCTGCAAAGGCGAATAAGACTTGGATAGGAATAGATCTAGCGATGGCAATTACAGAGGGCGGTAGGTTCATGGGTGCTTTGGAATGTGCGGCGGGGGACGTGCTGTACTTGGATGCCGAATCATCGCGCGAAATGCTCGCTGAGCGCTTTAGGCTTTGCCGCCTGAATTCGCCTAGAGAGGTTGGCAAGCTCTCTGTACTGTGTCAACGCGGCAATTCGCCTGAGACTGTCAGCGACGCTATCGACATCATCGCTCAGGGGATTAGCCAGGCGAATGCCAGACTATGCATAATCGATACTTTGTCTGCATATTTTCCCATCATCAATGAGAACGATAATGCAGAAGCTACGCAGATCATGTCTCAATTAGTCAAGGTCGCTGAGGAATACGCCTGCGCTGTCTGCATTGTGCATCACACGCCGAAGATGAGCGGCACTCAACGCACAGTAGTAGACGCAGCAGCTGGGGCAGGGGCTTATACGCGGCGCGCTGATTCGATTATCGCAGTACGCCAAGAAGACGGCGAGAACTACGTAGACATTCGCTGTCGATCATTCGCCCAGATAGAGCGTTTCGTAGTTACCTATGGTGCGAATATGCGACCGCAAGCAGAACGCTGCGATGGCATCACTCCGAGCGTCGAGAAAAAGAAAGTGAAGCGTCTGGGTCAATTGATATAACTACAACATCCCAGAAACCTTTTGGGCAGGATGATTTTAGTATTTTCGCCTTCTCTGGAAGGCTCGTCATCTTACTTTTGCCGCAGCCGCAAGTAGAACAATGCCCAATCTGTTCTGGCGCATCAAATGCGACTTGAAAGAATTCGCACAAATAGCAAGTGTTCAGACGCTCAGCCTGCAATTCTTCGCTTGCAGGTGGCTCGAATACTTTAGATGCCATCGCTTGAATAAACGAAACAGCGCGCGCAATCAATGCAGGCGGGGTAGCGTCGCTTGCTTTGGCTTTGTATGCAGCCGTCAATCTGTCTATGTACTGCGATTCTGTTTCGCCGTCTAGTTTCGCTTGTGGTTCGCTTGATTTTGGTTCGCCCCTAACGCGCTGAAATTCTGGACGATTGCGAGAGCGCTCTAAAGAATTTAATGATTCAGCATTCATCATAGAAATATACATCCCTGATAAGAATTGAAAGTAGGTGCATCATTCACAAAGTTAAAATTAAAGTCAACATTATATTGTGACGCTACGCAAGTCGAATCGGTAAACCCTGTTACTGTGCCTGTCCAGCCATATGCACACTTAGACGGATAGCAGAAGTCTGTATGCACAGTTGGCCCAGGTGGATTCGGTGCTGTTCCGTTACACGTCCCAGAGTTATCTATAGACATTCCACCGGGGGTAAACTCACATGGCGCGCCAACTACAGAAGTACCAAAATATGAATTAGTTCTGTTGCAGTGTTGCAAGTCGCAGCAAGTGCCAGGGGCAGTCGAAATATTATTTATCTCTACGCCATGCGATCTATAGTCATACATAAAAGTCTCTGTACGCCATTTGTAAAAATGCACTAGGCGACACTTAAAAACTACGTTTGTAGGAGTCGTCGAGAACAGCGTCCAGTCGTCGCTGTTATCTGGCATCCATCCTGCGACGCCGCCAGCTGTTGTAGTGCGTGTCATGATGCGCCTGAATTCGTGTACTGGCTGATACTGTCCAGTCGTTGTATTTAATGCATCTGGCGGTACGCGTAGCCCCATCCAATAATTGGGACTTCCCACGATAGATATTCTGCCTGTTTTGACTGGATCCCAATTCACCAGCGCCCAAGCTGCAAACTGCGCAGCCGTACCGTAAAAACCGTAATTGTAAATGATGCCATTGTATGGGCCGCTAGTCATCGTGAGCGTAATAGTCACCCATGGCAAGTAGCCGCCGCCTGCATTGTTCGGCGAGTATGGGCCGTTGGGGAAATTGCCCCACGGCGTCGCTACGTCATCATCTGGCGGGCCGCCAAAGAAACCTGCAAAGCCTGCAAGCATTGTCACTGGATCTACTGTGGGGTCTACTTGATGATCGTATAACCGAACGCGAGCAGTAAACGTATCGCCAGTTAACGAATCAAACGTCAGCGCTGTTTGATAAGTTCCTACTGGATCAGTTGGTAGAAGTGCGCCAGCTGCTACCGCCGCGGCGAATCCGTAGTAGCTCGTCATGACTGGCTCTGTGGTGTAGACGAATCCTGCATCGCCTGGACAGCCTGAAGCGTTGCCGCACGGATCACCAAAGAAAGTAGCCATAGCGTCGCGAACGCAAGTTGTATTTCCGTAAAGAAGATCGCAGCCACACGCGACAGAGCCACAATTCGCAGAGCCAAAGAAGCCGCAACACGTCGAGTAGTTTAATTCTTCACAAGTATCTGGCGCTAGATCTACGCCAGTCTTCTTACAAAGCAAATTAAAATTGACAAAGAAAGCGCCTGGGTTGTTGTAATCGTTTACATGCCATTCACACTGCAAACCGCCAGAAGGATTTGGACATCCAAAAGCACTAGGCACTACGCAACAGCAAGCATTCTGAGCAGCGGGGAAAGCGTTACACGTCGTACTAAATTGGCTCTGTGCATATGGCGCTATGCCGTTGAATTCGCATGGATCAGAGCCTAGTACGCCAGTACCAAAACTGCCGTAGGTCGAATCTACGAAATCAGTACCTATAGAAAAATTGGTACGGATTGCTTTTGGCGGATTGCAATCGTAGCCGTCGCAGCTCATCCCCTTAATCCATGGCTTGTAGCAGCCTGCAGGAATTGCACACGGTGCGCAGCGAGCGAGAATTATATTAGGCATCGTTTCGTTTTCTTGTGAATGCTGCGAACAGACTTTTAATCCATGCGCCTAGTCCACTTTGGAATAGCAGCACAATAATAGCGACAGCGAATAGTAAACCAATGAGATAAGCGAGCGTAGACAACCATTTACTTTCGACGTTCTGCACGTCTGGCAGCGCGCGAATGACTGCATTAATTGCTTCTATTATATTCCCCTGTTCGTCAATGCCGCCTAGTGATTCTGACTGTATCACCTGAGTATCTGCGTCTGGCTTGCCTGCTTCTTTATAGATAATCTCAAATCTGGCTCTACTCGAATGAGCGAGACTAGAGATATCTGTAGAGGATTCTGCGATTCTGCTTTCTCCGCTCGTGCATGAGCAAAGCAATACAAGAAGTAGAATTTTTAGCTGCATCTTCCACCCAATCCATTCGGACGATCAAATACAAAAATCACCGTTCCTTCTGAATTGAGCCACTGATAAACCATCACTACGCCGCGTACTGGCTGCACAGTTAGCCCAGCAGGGATATTTGCAATGGGCGTACCGTCAGCAAGTAGCCCTGTAGCGAGCGCTTGATATTCCCATAGGTTATATGCGGGCACGTCTACGGCAGGACTGACGTATGCAGATAGATCTAAGTGCGGCGCTGTATTTGTTGCGACTACCGTAGGAGTCGCTGTGAGGTTAATTTTCTGTACTCGATAGTTCCATCTGTTGGCAGATAAAACCGTAGTCGAGATAATGAAGCCCATCCAGTTGGGCAGAGTAAAACCGAACGGCGAAGCTGCTGTTGGATCTCGCGCAGCCTGCACGAATTGCGTCTGATTTGCGATGTTGTTTGAAACTGTCGCAGATAAGCCAGGCAGCCCAGTAGTAAAGTACGGGTTGAAGATCGTCATGGATAGCCAGTCCATGCAGGGCTAGGCGCTTCAATTTCTGAGAATGAGCCACCTGGCGCAAGTAGATTTAGGTTATACGTTGAATTCGCTACAGTGCGATTCCACGGCTGATACCAGTATGCAGCATCTGCTTGCTTAATTGGCTTGCCTGCCCAAGTGCTTACATTTGTCATCAGCACGCCACCAGTGACATTTGGAATTACTCGCTGTTCAAGGTGTCCCCATTGATCAGCAAGAAAACTGAGCGTATATGTGTCCCACGGATCCTCTGTCATTGCCTGCTGAAATCCAATAAAAACAACAGTACCAGCAGGGTAACTTAAAAAAGGCACTGAATTACGCTTGAATAGTCGCTGATTCCATTCGATTGGGAATGCGTCTGGATTTGAGTTCGCTGCTTCGTAGCTGCGGTCTATATGTAATTCAATTTCAAGTGTGTGATGCCAGACGCGGTAATTTTCTGGCGTCCCCATCATGTCCACTGGAGTGCCTGCAATGACCGCAGTAGGTGGCCACGCTGCATTGTAATTTGCAGGCAATGCAGATGGATATGTCCAAAGCTGCACATTGCGAAACGAACAGCGCCGAGATAGTCGACTCCATGGGGTAGGTGGCGCCTCGTCAAGATTTAGGCCGTCATACAGATAACCCGTGTATTCAACGTCCATTTGAAACGTGTTTATAGAAAATGTTTTATACGTGATCGCGGTACAAACAAATCTTGTATCGGACGGATAGCGAGTACGAATTATCGGTTTGTCGTTATTTTCCGGGCCAGTTGAAGTAAACGTGGCTTGGTCTAAACTGTCTAAAGAAGGATCATCGCCACCGCCTGAGGTCGTCAGCGTGTAAATTTCTGAATATCGCGACGCTAAGCCCTTTTGTGCGATGTGTAGTTGTTTGCTTGTGCGTACACAATTTGTAATAGAAAATGCCATTAGCGCTGTCCTCTTGTGTTTCTAGCAATTTGCTGTAATGCTTCTAAAGATGCCGCTTTTGTTGGATCATTTGCAGCAACGGCCGCAGCGTCGCTTGGCGATAAAGTAGGCATCGCTAAACGTGCATTCTGTGCTTGGACTTCTGCGGGTAATTCTGGCGGTGCAAGTGCGCGACCTACGCGTATCAAATTGTTCTCGCCAAAGTCAGACAGACCTGATTCGTAGCTACTCGACGCCTGCAAAAAAGCTTTGCCGACTGATTTTTTGGCTTCGTCTGTATTGCCTGCTATTAACTCAGTGGCCGCATTCAAATTATTTTTTGCAATTGAAAAAACGCCAGTCACCCAAGTGCTGAACGATGAAGCGACAGTCTCGATAGTGTTTGTCTTACTTTTCAAATCTTCTGTTTGAATGTTTGCAGCTTCAACAGCATTTGGCGTATTTTGCTTCGCTACAATTTGATCATTTTGTATTTGTGCGATATCGCGCTGAGCGCCTGCACGCGCAGCATCTGGCGAATACGTCTCAGATAGTTTGTTGACGCGCTGCCCCATTGCGTACAGCTCTTTTAATCCATTGATAGCGCCTTGAATCCCAAAGTAGCCAGAGAGCATTCCAACAGCGCCAGACGCTTCGCCTTGAAAATACCCTCGCAGCTTCTGGCTTATGCTGCCTGCCTGCCCTTTGAACTTTTCTAACTGCGCTACTGCCTTCGTGCCATCTGCAACGATGGTGAGAGGTAAACGAATTTCAGCGACTTTTTCCATGTTTAATCATCTCTTCGAAACCGTCGACAATGTTGGATTTTTCCTGTAGCCAGTAAGCCACTTTTTTATAGTCTGATCTCGTCAAAGCGCAAGCGATTACAGTTAAAAGATGCTCGACTCTCTCTGCAAATACTGGCTTTTCGAGTGCGCCAATATCTGCATCACCATCTACCAGTCCCTCTGCCAATAGGCGATCTAGTCGCCCCCCTGCGTAGGGTTTGCTGTAGCTAGAGCGCAAATCTCCTCAACTAGTTTGGGATCTGCCTCAGAGGCTTTAAAGCCAATAGGAAACAATGCGCTACCGTCGCCGTCTCTTACTAGTCGCGCCCACAGCTCGACAATCGGCAGCTGTACGTCGCTGATAGTTGGTCGCCGCACTTGTATATCTCTGTCCAGAATGACAGACCTAGCAGGACGCCAAGCAGGGACTACTTTTGATAGGTCGCTGATCATGCTACGACTATGCCAGTAATTTGAAGTTCAAAAGCCACCATTTCGGCTGCGTCGCCTTTTGTTGATTGCGTAAAAGAAGTCACGATGCAACTACCTGCATATGTGCAAACAGAAAGCGAGTCGCGATATGTAAAAGCGACTGCTGCGCCAATGGTTGTTTGGTTAAGAAAGGCTAGCTGTGCTGTTTTTTCTGCTGAAGCTGTCGCAGCTGATGGGACTTGCGCAGACAAAAAGCAATTCAGCGACATAGTGCCGCTGATTCGCCCTGGCAGAAATGCTTTGTAAAAGAAACTTAGCGGCGTCGCTTCGATTGCTTCTCGCTCTAGTTTCATTGTGCCGTCCTGCACAATGAAGGGAATGGTTGCAAGTGTGATTACCGCGCTTGTGCCTGTCTGTGGTATGAATGCCATGTGTGATACTCCTGTAGTTAGTTTTGGTGAAACATTAAAAGATTGATCATTGAATATCGCGTACGGTCAGCTCCGCCGGGTATTGACTCCTCTAAATACCCATGCGATGCGCCTGTAACTCTGCACGAAAAAACAGTCTCAGTACCGTCTGTCCAGCTTTCGCCGTTTAAGTCTGTAGTCAGCTGCTGCAGAATGTCCGCTGTAGTTTTTAGTTCTCTAGCCAGTATGTAAACGTCAATGCTCGACTTCCAAATTTGAATATTGGCAGGTACTGCCGTTTCCATGTCTTCGGACTTCACTTCATAAATAAGCAGATTGCTTATCAAAGCCTGTGATGCGTTTCTCAGATCTGGCATCGCAACATAGCCTAGATCCTGCAGCTTCCAGTAAATAAGTGCTGCTGCGCTCATTTGCCAGCCAACATTTTCTTGGCAGTTTCGCCTAGGTACTGGGTAAATAGTTCTGCTTGTTTAACAGCTTCTAAAAACACTTTTGCTCGAATACCTTTCCCTGGAATAAGTGCGCCTGTGCGAGCAATAAAGCCTGGATCAATAATATTGACTACAGATGTATATTTGTCTTTTCTGCCAATTCCTGTAAAGCCAATAATCTGGCCTTTACCTGGGCGCTTTATTTTGCCCTGCACATTTTCAAGAATTGCTTTGCGATGTAACTGTTTTTCGCCATTTCGAGAATACGCAGTAGTTTCCCACTCTTTATACAGCGTCTTCTTTACGATGTTATTTGCTTTTAACATCGCTCTGTATTGCGCTTGCTCAAGCAGCGTCCATTTAATATTGGCTATGCGCTTATCTAGATTGCGCTTTGCCTGCGGTGATAGAGCTACCTTAATCATGCTGCTTCTTCCGCTCTAGTCAATCCAAGACGGACGAATCGATGCTTCATGCGGTCATCTTCAATCGATTGGATTTGATATGTAGTCACTACTGCGCCGTCAGTGATTTGAACAATCATTCCATTTTTTAATCCTGGATACCAAGGGGCTTTTATGTAAGTCATCTCAACAACAGATTTTCCCATGTTGTTTACTTTGTCGTTTCGTTCTGCACTTTCGACATGCACAATAGGCGTATAAAGCAGCGTAGTAGCGCCGATTATTTTCTGTCCAAGTGTGTCAAACGTATTGACAGCGACGCTTGATATAGCAGCCTTTACTCGCATCATGCCCATCGGAATCAAATGAGCGCCCCAGTCCGATGCCTAGCTACAAGCATCTGCCAGCCTTTCATATCTGGCGGGGATGGATCATCGCCGCGATACGAATAAAAATAACCCACACGAAGTAAAAGCGCCTGCTTTATTTCTGCGTTGAATGCTGTAGTCAGCGTGAAGCCAAAGGAAAGCGGATACGTGTAGTTGACGTTGTTAATCAGCGAAGCGCCAACAACGTACGCAGCTGCGCCGTCGAGTTTTACCCATGCTTCTGTAGGTGTGATCGGCGAGCCTGGCAAGGCGTCTGTAGTCAATGTTGGCTGTATTGTCGTATCTACTGGATTAAAGTAGGGACGGAATACGCCGTCATCTGGCTCTTCTAAATAACGCTGGGCAGGGGTTGCAGTAATAAACCCCTGCCCGATGTATTGGTGCGTTACTTCTTCCCACTCAATACAAACAGCTTGAACTAATGATGCGATATATGAATCATCTTCGGTATGGTAAACCCGAAGATGACTCTTTGCATCTGCTGTAGTAATGAGAATCGGCATAGATCACGTGACCTTCAAAGTAACCATTGCATTTCGATCCATGATCTTCCCGCTGCTTCGCGTAGTGGACAAGAATTGCACCTGTCCGTTAGCCGCAAGAACGTATGGATTGGCAAGGAATGGAACGGCATTCATTTCAACAATTCGGTAGCCCTTCCTGATATCGCCGAAAACGCCGTATGAAACAGTGGTTGCTGCTGCCTGTGGCAAGTTTGCAGAAATGTAAACTGGGAAGCCCATGAATGACATTCCTGCGCCGTCGCGAGCTACTGAGTAATTCGCACCTTGCCCAAAGGTTGGAACGTTTGTAGAAGCCTGTGAAATGATTCCAGCCCACGTTGAAACTGGCAAGAGCCATGACGAATCAGCAAGGTACGTAGGCAACAGACCAGACGCGTAAACAGCATTTGTAGCCTCAGCAAGAGTAATGTTTGTACCAGATGCGGTTGCTCTGCTGTTGACATTTCCAACACTTCCAGTCTGGTCGTAGATTGGCTGTGCAAATGCGTTGTATGTCAGATTTGAGTAGCTGAGGTCGCGATTGTATGCGTGCAATTCTGCATGCTGGCGAATTGTTTCGCTTGCGACGTCATAGACCATATCTGTGAGCGCTTCATTTGAAACCGTGGTAAAAAAGCCCATTTTTGTTGGAGTAAAGTCTACTGCTGCCGTTGTTACGTCTTTGTTGACGTATGCGCCTGCTTCTGCAACAACAGTTGTAGCGACTGCAAATTGTGCAGTCTGACGATAGAAGCGAAGCGGTGCGCCGCTGTCTGTGGTGATGACAGTAGCGAGAGGACGAACAACGCTCATGCGATCCATCATTTGCTGAAAAAGTGGACTTGCAATCGTTGTTGTTGCGCCGAAGTCTGCGACGCCTGAAGCTCGCATTTCAAATTCATTGTTTTCACGAAAGCCGCCTGCAATCCAATCACGGAATTCTGTTTTGTGCGACGCAGCTGGGCGCCCAGTCTCAAGATTCGAAGTAACGCCGCCGCCGTCAAGACGATCACGCAGACCTACGCGACGAATCTCGCTGTCCATGTTGTCGAGTTCGTCGAGCATTGCCGCCGCGCGACTTTCATTTGTGGCGTCAAGTTTGACTGTTCCGTTTGTGAGTGCGTCGATTTCGCCGCTGAGTGCCTTACGTTTTTCGTACATTTCAGATAGTTTCATAATTTTCTCCAATTTTTGATGCGTAGCGCTGTGCGCTGGGTGATGAATGAATGAGAACGAGAGAGCGCGCGCGCATCTGCATTTGTTTGCGGATACGCAGCGCGCTCAACGAGTGAAATTTCTGCTAGGTCGACGTCAAGAAGTGTCCGTAGATCGCCGTCGAATTTGTCTTCTCGAACAGTGAAGCCGAACGACATCTGCCGCACCATGCCACGGCGCAACAGTTCCATAGCGTCTCTGCCTAGCGTCGTGTCTGCTAACAACGCGTCGAAGATCAAGCCTTCTTCGTCTGTTCGCATATTGAGCGAGCCGCTCAGAGTTGTTGCTAGCGGCTGGCTGCTGTCATGCTGCCAGTACAAAGAAATATCTGGATCGTTCAGCGAGTTGTTAAAAGCAGCGGGGTCGATCTGTTCGCGCATCTGGCGGCCGCGAATCATCAGCGGCAGCGATGGCACGTTAAAACGTGCTGCATAACCGCCTACTTTCATGCTGTCTTTGTCGCCTGGCTCTAATGCGATATCAACGGTGCGATATTCAATCATTCGATATCTCCTGTTGGTTTGGTCGAGTCTGGCGCTGTGGACGGGGCAGCTGCTGGGGTGAGCTGTTGCTCGCCGCCATCGACATACGCCAGACCCAACATTTCACGCGCGTCGTTTAACGTCAACGCGCCAGTAGTCGCTAGATCTTTTAGCGATGCTGCGATGTCGCGCATATTGCCGCGCATCAAGTCGCCTACTTCAAATTTGAGTTTGACGCCTTGCGGTAGAATTTTCGAGCTGAGCGATGTAGCGAAACGGTCTGCCCATCCCGCTACTGTCCCCTCGACATACTGGCGCTGCATTTCAATCTGTGAGCTGAGCGCGCCTGCGTCAGATTGGTAAAGCATCTGCGGCGGTATTCCAAGCGCGCGCGAGATTTCCATGATCTGGAATTTTCGATCTTCAAGTAAACCAGGCAGCGCACCATCGCCAACGCGCTCTACGCGCACTCCCTCGTCAAGGACTAGCGGACGTGTTGCGCCTTCTGGCGTAATGTGTTTCGAGATATACCCGCTGATTAAATCGAGCTTTGCAGTCGTCGACAGAGTGCCAGGGTGAGTAATTGAGATCTTGCCTACGCGTCCAGACTCAGCAAGTGATGTCGCAACTCTCTCTTGCAGGATCGACAGCGAGAGCGCAGAAGCACAGCGGACTAGTGGACTCACGCAGCTGTAGGGATTCTGCATTGAGCCAGTCCCAGCCATGAGCTGCACAATGTTGTATGGGTCGATCTGCTGACCATCCATCAAGAAGCGAGGTTCGAAACCGAACCAGATAACGGCAATTCGCCCAGGCAACAGCGGCCATAATGCGATGGCGTCGCCGCGATTATCTCGCTGAATAAACGAATAGCCGCAGCCATTGGTTATGGCACTAGCGACCATCCATGCCCGCCAAGCGTGACCAGATTGGTAAGTATTCGCTTCGCCAGTCAGCAAAGTAGAAGCGGGGCATTCGACGTAACTGCCATCGGCGCGGCAACACTCAATACCCATTCTGCCGATGTCAGTACCTAGTAAATTAATCGCACGAAGTACGGCAGGGATGTTATTTCTGGCGTCTGTAGTCGCTGAGAAAGTGCCGCCAATATCCGTCAAATATGATGACGTAGCAGTATTATTTCCAAACCATCCTGTCAGACGTGAAAATACACTCACGCCCGCAAACTATTACCCCTCAAAAGTTGTCAAGTAAATTGCTAAAATTTATTTTACTATTGAATATTCAATAGTGAGGGGTCAGATTACTACGCCGCCTGGCGTCTCATATGACGACACGCGCGCTACGTTAAACCTTTCGCACAGCATCGCAGCCATGCAGGAAGCTATAACTGCGTCGATATTGCCAGAGCTGCGCCCCTTTACTGGTCGAACATTGCCAGCGTTGTCTTGAATAGTTCGGGTAGCGCCTAGGCACGCTCGCAAGACTGGATCCTTCTGATGGGTAATACTTCTGCCGCGTATACCGTCAGTCCATAAAGCCCATGCAGGCCCCATCGTGCGTATGCCTTGCTCGACTGCTGTTACTGTGATGCCGCGGCGGCGCCAGTCGATCAGCGCAGATTCTTGATGCGCTAGCGGATCTACTCCAACATGACGAACTGAATATGTAGCGCTGAGATCCAGTACAGCCGCCTCAATAACGTGCATATCGTGGATTTCGCCCGACATCTGCCGCAGATGTCCCTCCGCTACCCATTGCCGTAGCGGTTGGTGGCAGCGCTTTTCATCGCCAACAATGTCCTGTCCTGCCCACCAATGAATCAACTTGTATCTGTAACGCTCTGCCTTGACGTCGAATACTGCCAAGCAGAGGCTAGATAGGTTCGCATGGTCGCCCAGCTGTGCGCCGCGCGCCAAGTCGATTGCAATGACAGCAGGGGCGCCGCGCAGACTGTCCCAGTCGATCACTTCCAACATCTGCCTGTCCAATATCGAAAGATCCATAGCGCCGCTTAGACGGTCATTGTGGCGCGCTAAAATCTGCATATCACATTCAGCGACTTGCTCAGGATCATGCGTCCCCATCATCGCCTCAATAGATGCTTTCATGTTCGACGCCTGAACCGTGACGCCTAGCGATGGCTGCGCCTTTATCCAATTGTCTTCGTCTAGTGCGTCATCGTCGCTGTCCAGACCGAACAGCATTCCACGCCATCCCGCCGGACATTCAGCGCCTTGTACGTAGTGCGCCTGTAACGCTGACCAATAAGGCCAGATAGATCTAGTGCGCTGTCTAGCGTCTGGCGTCGATATGCAGAGCATCTGGCTAGCAGGATCTTTGCTTAGCCCTGTGACCACTCGCCCAAAGCCCTTTTCCATTCTCGCCACTTCGTCAGCCACTATAAGCCTCGCGCTGATACCGTCCATTGCCGTCTCTGTGCAGGGCAGGGCACGCATAACAGAGCCTTGACAGCGGATCCAACCGCCATGATTACTGATTGTGGTGGCGTCGCTACTGACAGCATCTGGGTCTACAGATTTAATCATCACTCGCAAGCGGTCAAAAACTATGCTGCTTGCTCGCAGATTGGGCGCTACGCCGTAATACTGCTGCGATGCGCCCCCAGTATGCATAGCCCAAGCGAGCAAAGATGCCGCTAGCTCTGTCTTCCCAGCACCTCTCGCAACCACCACTAGAAGCGCCTTACACTCTGGATCTGCCAACAGCTGGGCAGCAACTGCCCATTGCCAGGGGAGGAGTACAAGAGGCTTGCCAGCGTTACTGCCTGTCGCCTGTTTCAAATCATTTGCGAATTCGTAATAGTCCTGCACTATTGACCATTTCCAAGTATTCAGCGTTTTTGACGTTAAAACAGCCCACCCATGTAAAGAGAGGTTGCTTTTGATCTTGCCAGACGCAACATCAAGAACGTACTTTTCAACAATATCTTTGACTTTAATCATTGATGCGCCTTCAAATAATGAATGGCATTTTTCAATATTTGGAGTTTGTCCTCAAACCTGCCTAAACCTGTGTTGCATTTGACGCAAAGCAAACCACGCACTTTTCCTGTTTCATGGCAGTGATCAACGCACAAAACGCCGTAGCGGACATCTTCTGGCGAGGCAAAACAAATCGCACACTTGCCCGATTGTTTCAGACTCATTGCCTCATATTCGGCCATAGTAATTTTGTACTTGGCAAAGATCTTGTTTCGTCTGCGCTTTGCTTTTGCTACTGGCGTATTCGCTCTAGCCTTTTTATTTTCTTTGTCATAACACCGAATGCATTTTCCGCTTTTTCTTTTTTTATTTTCTAAAATAATATTGCAGGTTTTACAATTCATTTTATTTTATTATTTCTCCACTTCAGTCTCGCGCCAAGTGATTCCCGTGGTAACTTTTTACCATCTATTGATGAGTG